TATAAATAATTTATATATTGGAGACATATCTGTATTATCAAAACCATGGGGTGGTTCTACAAGTTTTTCAGCTTTGATTTCAGGATATAAATGTGGAAAAAATATAAGATTGACTATTGACGAACCAGAACCTGAACCTGAACCACAACCTGAGCCACAACCAGAACCAGAGCCACAACCAGAACCAGAGCCACAACCAGAACCACAACCAGAACCACAACCAGAACCACAACCAGAACCTGAGCCACAACCAGAACCACAACCAGAACCAGAACCAGAACCAGAACCAGAACCTGAACCACAACCAGAACCTCAACCTGAGCCACAACCAGAACCACAACCTGAACCACAACCAGAACCTCTACATTTACCTGAATCTCAACCGGAACCAGAACTACAATCAGAGCAAGAACCGGAACCTCAACCAGAACCAGAACCTGAACCTCAACCAGAACCTCAACCTGAACCTCAACCAGAACCTCAACCTGAACCTCAACCTGAGCCACAACCTGAACCTCAACCGGAGCCACAACCAGAACCTCAACCCGAACCTCAACCAGAGCCACAACCAGAACCTCAACCAGAACCTCAACCAGAACCTCAACCAGAACCTCAACCAGAACCAGAACCACAACCAGAACCACAGCCAGAACCTCAACCAGAACCAGAGCCACAGCCAGAGCCAGAACCAGAGCCTGAACTAGAACTGGAGTCCATTGACACAACTTTTGTATTAAATATTTCTAATATACAAAAATTAAACGAATATTCTGGTAGAATTATTAGAATAGCCGCCGGAACTCAAAGTGGAGACGATGATAAGGTTTATGATTTTACAGACTGGGTAAACAATCATCCTGGAGGGGCGTCGGCTATCATAAACCATAGTGATTATGTTTTGAGAATGCCAAATTCGCATAGTGCATCACGGTGGACGGGATATGCGGCCAATTACAGAATATTATTAGGATTAAAAGATGAAACTATAGAATATGATGATTTATCTGATGATTTAAAATCAGATAATTTATATAATTACTTATTCCCAGAAGCATAAGTTAAAACAATATTACAACATATATTCTTGCAATTAAATCAAAAATTAACTGATTTTTGATTTAATTAAATAATATTGTTAATAAAAAAAATAAATAAATAGTTTAATAATGCCTCTTAATTTTTATAGGGGTGAATTATCAGGATCAGAACATCATGTTGTCAATTGGAGTGATTATGAATTTTTATATAAATGGCTTGTATACGGTGGTTCAGAAGACAATCTAACAGTATATTCACCTGATGGTATTGAATATAGTATATCAAATATTGATAAAGGTGATATAAACATAAATGGTAGAATTGATTATTCTGATTTGCAATATTTACAACACTGGTTAAATTTAGGTGGATCAATTGATATAAATAAGAGAATTATAAGCGTTGTTAATAATGATGGTATAAAATATTCAATAGAAGCAGTATATGGTGAGCCCGAACCGGAACCTGAACCGGAGCCAGAAGCGTATACATATATTGTATTTTACCCAGAACATTATACAATAAATATTGATGATATCAACAAATTAGGTATGGAAGTAACTATAAATGCCCCACAAATATTTAATGAAGATGTTCTAGTAGATTATAGATCTGACTGGAGTTATCAATTAGGTACTAAATCACATAATGATCATAATTGGGTAAATATTAATAATGATTTTACTGGATTTTTTTATGCTGGAGAAACAAAAATAACATGGTATGTATCTAACAAATATGGCGAAGAAACTTATGCTTTTGTAACAATTAATGTTATAGATATTTTTGGACCTAAAATTGGAAATATCGAACATGACTTTATTGATAATTATGAATTTGTAATAAACAGTCATACAAACATATATAGTGGACAAATAAATGTACCAAATGTATATGATGAGGTTGATGGTTATTTAGATAAAATAAAATACAAAGTAAATCAATATGGTGAATGGATAGAAATTGATACAACTCCTGAGGGTGATATATTAAATCTTGACTTTAAACAAAATACTACAATTATATATTGGAATGCAGTTGATAACGCAGGTCACGAATCGATTAACCATAATAATGACAGGACAATAGTAATTGTTAGAGATAATCATGGACCTTATTTAGAAAATTTTAATGATGATATAACAGTTCATAGTAACGAAGTAAACACAATATTATATGGAGATAGAATTGATGAAGTAGAATTCAAAATAACTGATAATAAAAATACTTTTAATGGACCAATATCTATTCCAAAGGCATATGATGCAGTAGATAATTGGTTAACGCGGGTATATTATAAGATAGATGTTTCAGGGCAATGGGAATCTATTCCCGTTTGGCCTGGTGAATTGATATTGGATTGGCCTTTTGGTGAAACTATAGTTTATTGGAAAGCGACTGATTATAATGATAATGATAGTATCAATAGTGTAATAACAAAAGTAAAAGTTGTTGATAGTTATGGTCCTGTTTTCGTAAACGCAGATAGTGGGTCAATGGATAGTACTGATCCCAATTTAAATATTAATAATCTTTTATATGGCTCAATAACTAGTTTTACAAAATATAAAACGTTATCTATTCCTTTACCTAAAGCATATGATGCAGTAGATGGAGAAATTAAGACTTATGAATATAGTATAACTGGAGGAACAACAAGACCTCAATCAGGTGTTTATTCTAAATTTGATGGTGAATATATTGATATAGAGTTCCAATTAAAATGGCAAAATTATATTGACGATGGTTCTGGTTCAATTTATCAAGAATTTATTATTAACTGGAATTGTAAAGATAGTGATTCTAATTATGCACAAAATAATTCAACAACAACAATTCAAATAAAAGATGAATATGGTCCAATATTATTTTTTCATTTCGAAGAATATCATGTAAGTATTGATATAAATACATATAAGGATGGTAGTGATGCATCGTATTTGCAAGAAATAAGTACAGAATATAGTAAAAACTATGCAACATTAGGTATCAAAAGACCAACTGTTTATGATAATGTTTATGGTCAAATACACGATTTAACGTTTAGTGTTGAACCTAGTGAAAATGTTAACTCTTCAACTGGAAATGTTGCTTATGGATCTCCCGGACCATTTTTGAAATTTAGTTTAGATCCACATAAAATTGTTCCAAATACAAACTATCAAGAATTTACAATTAATTGGCATGCTATTGACAAGTCAAACAATTCACCAGCAAATACATGTGTTACTTATGTTAGATTAATGGATAATGAAATTCCAAATTTTCTTGATTCTTCTGGATCATATTTAACTATTGAAACAGTGACAGGAGAATTGGATGAAAACCAAAATTCTATTATTCTCACTATATCTAGACCTAGAGTTGCAGATGCTGTAGATATAAATAAATATGGTGATGGAGACAATTGGGATATAGAATTTGTAATAAACACAGGCACTGGCGATGCAAAACCAATAGATGCTTCCGGTGTAGATGTATCTGGTGGTATATTAAGTGTTCCTTCAATGCAAGTTGAATTTGTACTAGATCAAAATTCAATTGTAGAAGGTGAAAGATATATGGTGTTTAGTATAACTTGGACAGTGACGGATACTGCCGGTAATAAAGTGGATGCAATACAAGACGTTTTGGTTTATAATAATGCGAAACCTTATTTTATAGGAAGCCTTCCACCTATTTATAAAAACACAGACAATGATAATCCAGTTCATATTAAAATACCAAGACCACAAGTTGGTGATAATGTAGATATAAATATAAAAACATTATATAGATTTGTGAAAGGAGACGGATACGTTCTGGATGGATCTGGTGATGAATTACCTGGACAAGTAATTACAAACATAAATTATATATATGATATGAATGATGTTTCTGGTATAGATATGTTTTTTTATTTAATCAAAGATGAAATTGATTTGAGCGGCAATAATCAAGAATATATAATTGAATGGCAAGCTGTAAATAGTTCAAATTTTGTTAGTGATGTACAACAGCAAAAAATAATAATAACCGATAATACTGGTCCATATTTTGATGAAGAAAGCGCTTTAAATAGCAGTTCAGACATAACAGAATTCTATTTGGATAGTCATACTAATCAAAAATTAATAAGTATTCCTTTACCTAAAGCGTATGACGCAGTAGATAAAGATATAAATGATTTCCGTTTTGATGTATCTGGTGGTATTGCAAATCCACAAAATGGCTCTGTTTTTTCTTCTGATTCTGTGCTAAATATAGATATATTATTTACAATTGAAACACATCTTCTTTATTCAGACCAAACTAATCCGAAATATCAAACATTTACAATTCAATGGTATTGTAATGACATTTGTGGACTTGAAGCAGAAAATGAATTAGTTACTAATATAAAAATATATGATAATTATGGTCCTTTGATTGGTGGAGTTAGTGAAAATTATATAATTGATGAATCATATTCTTTTGTGGACGAATCATATGAATATACAGGACAAATATCTATTCCAAATGTATATGATGCAGTAGATGGATGGTTGAATAATATTTCATATAAAAAATATGTAAATAATGAAGAATATGGTGAATTTGGCGTTTATACTGACTCTTCTGGTACTAGGATTTTAGAAGAAACTTGGGTTGAAGGAGTAACAGAATATGAATGGAGAGCAAATGATTATGCATTAAATAATAATGAAAATATTGTTAAAACAAGAGTAACAATAATTGATGAACGCCCTGCAAATATTAGTGAAGAAGAGGTTTGGTTCAATAAATTTCATCAAAATAATGATAAACCAAATTTTCAAAATACTTATCCCTCAATTCATGATAGATACGATGTATCTGGAAGCTATTGGCAATATTATTTTTGGGAAACAAATATATATGATCCAACAAAAGTAGTAGATCCTAGTGGTACATATATGAATACAAATACAGATTACGATAATGTATTAACAAATCCAAATGGACAAGTTGCTATATTGGGAAATTGGATTAATTATAGAAATTATATACCAAAGGGTTATTTTGTAAACGATTTACCAGAATATTGGTCTGATTATAATACTGAAGCAAGTAATTCACAGGGATGTATAGCAGTTATAGTCTATAGTTTTGAACCTGAAGATAGTGACTGGACAAATAATATATCAGAGAATGGTAAAATTTTATGGATGATGGGATCAGAAAACGAAAATGGTTTTGGAGATAATAGTATATCTTTATCTTTGGTTTATGATGATTCTTCCGGTCAGAACTTTCCCGCATTTGCGAAACCCATTATATGCATAAATGGTACAACTATTGAATATCCTTTTATAATAGAACAAGACAATAGCAATATTTATGATTGGATGATTGTTTTTAATTGGATTGGTAATACAGAAAATAACAATAACAATATAGATTGTGAGTTAAATATGTACAAACGAGTGCCAGCAAATAGCCCAAATAATCCCAATACTTATGCACTGGAATGGAATAGTCATCCATCAACAAACGATAGTATGATAGAGACTAACAGTGTATCATATTCTGAATGGGAAAAAATATGGAAAGCGGGTTATGAAAATGGTGTACAAGTGGAATGGGATAAGCGAAGTCTTTATATTGGAGGACATTCATCAACATTATCTGAACATAATAATACAAAGTGGAATAAATTTAAATTACGGTTAGCAATGTTTCGTGAAAAGCAAGACTAATTGGTAATATATTAGATATATCTAACTTTTACATTAGAAGAAAATCTAACTTTTTTACTAATATGTGGAACTATTTTTTTTATATATTTTTGTTTATAAATTTTTTTTGAGGCTTGAATGATTTGAATTATATTTTT